AAAAAATGTGTGCTCGTAAAACTGAACAGTCTGGCAAACAATGGACTATGTTTATCACTGGTGAGCGTCCTACTAAAGAAGATTCATGGAGCGATGGACAAGGTCAATGGTCTAGTGAACATGATCAGTGGGCTAAAGAAAGTGTAGAACACACAGACTCTAGCGAAGCAGTATACGGTGCTATCATTCGCCGTATAATTGGCGCACACCAGAGCCTATTAGGCAACTATGGTCCAGAGCGTGTTATGGCTGCCGTACGTGATGTTGCTGACTGGAATAGTGATGTAGAAGAAATTGGCACTAGCGATGTAAGTGGCTGGGTGCGTCAAGTATTCCAAAAATTACAGAACAACGAGTATTAATATGAACAATCTAGTCAAAGCCGCTAAAATAGCATTTGCAAGTCAATTTACATTTTATCTAAAGGCCGCTTTCTTTCATTGGAACGTAGAAGGCATTAACTTCCAAGAAATGCACGCCTTATTTGAACGTATCTATACAGAAGTCTACGGTACAGTAGATGACTTTGCAGAAAAGATTCGTACACTAGGTAGCTATGCTCCTGGTAGTAATAGCCGCTTTAGTATGTTATCACAAATCAATGACGAAACACAATTAATGCCAGCAGAGCAAATGGCCGCTGAGTTATTAGAAGATGCTGACAACATGGTACTAATTCTTAAGAAGGTTTACGACATTGCCGAGCAAGAAGGCGAACATGGTTTTAGCAATTTCTTAGCAGAACGTATGGATGCGTTCCGTAAACATGCTTGGATGTTGAGAGCGACACTAAAATGAAAGTAACAGAGATCATTACAGAAACAGCCGCTTGGCAGAAAAAATCTGGCAAGAATAAAAACGGCGGCTTAAATAAAAAGGGTGTTAAGAGTTATCGCCGCGAACATCCTGGATCTAAACTACAAACTGCTGTAACTACTAAGCCTAGTAAGTTAAAGAAGGGCAGTAAAGCCAGCAAACGTCGTAAGAGTTTCTGTGCTCGCATGAAGGGTATGAAGAAATCACGTACTGGTGCTAAAACTAAACGAGATCCAAATAGCCGTATTAATAAAGCTCTACGTAAATGGCATTGTGAGTCAGTAGAGCAACTACAAGATATGTTGATGATTGCAGAATCAAAAATATTTGAAATTATGCACGAATCACACGCAAATGATTTTATTAAACCTTTCTTGCCATTTGCTCAAGAAGAATTACAAATCAATCAGCTACCCGTTATTAAAGTAGTTGATCGAGTTCCCGGTGCCGATGGCACTACATTTGGAGCATTTAACCAAGCGGACGAATGCATCTATCTAGTATCAAAAGGTCGTCACCCTAAAGATGTATTACGCACACTAGCGCATGAACTAGTACACTATAAGCAACACTTACAAGATGTATTAGATGACGAAAGCGGTATCACTGGTAGCCCAGAAGAGAATGAAGCCAATGCTCAAGCTGGTGTTATTATGCGTAACTACAGTCAAGAGAATCCAGAATGAACGAATACCCGGTATACCCCGAAGACGACGGATATGATAGCCCAAGAAATCCTTTCTCCCCAGTCTAACGAACACGGTGTTGACAACGAGTTTGATACTCTGTTGACTATTCTCTGCGACTTAGTAATCAAAGGACAAGAAATCGATCCCGATCAATATGGCCCTGTTGCCGCGGCAGTAATTGATCCAGACAATCGTGTAGTAGCAAGTACAAGTCGCAAAATCAATGATAAATGGTGTCATGCCGAACGTGCCGCTATTGAACAATATACAAACAAATATGGTCTATTACCAAAAGGATGTAGCATAGTAACTACACTAAGCCCTTGTAGTGAATCAATGAAAAGTCGTTATGGTAGCAGTTGCGAAGACTTAATCAAAAGTCTAGGCATTGATGATGTTTATTGCGGATATCAAGATCCAACACAAAACTCTGAATACAGCATTTGCGAGAATCCAAAAATGAATCAACTGTGTAAAGAGTTTGCTGACATATTTTTAGATAATAAAAATTTAGAAGAAAACTTCCATGACGGTCGAGTCAAAGGCAAAAGCCGCCCGGGTCGTGTAAAACGTGCTGGTGCTAGTTGCAAAGGATCAGTAACAGACTTACGTAAGAAAGCCAAGAACGCATCAGGAGAACGTGCTAAAATGTATCACTGGTGTGCTAACATGAAGTCCGGTCATAAGAAGTAAGAATTCACAAACGTATGATAATCTACATCAGTAGAGCGTGACTCATACAACAAATTAATCTTTTTCCTATATTCAAACAGTTGTATTGTATCTTGTTCAGCTTCTGCTGACATAACATTAAACTTATTGTCAATTAATTGTTTGTACGCCGCATCAATATCTTTACTTGTTGAGCATACACTAACAGGATCCACAGTGGCTATGTATTGTGCTTGATCAACAACACCAATTTTGCCTCCTATACGGTCAACAACTTCACAAGTATGCACAACATCTTCAGCAAAGCAATCATGCCACGGTAACATGTATTCTGTTTTTACTACGACATGCAGTGAGCCTAAGTATTGAGAAAACTTTACAATATCCAATTGAGTTAACCCTGTACCTATAGTGCGGATAATAGTTCCGTTGGTATCTACATAGACTGTAGGAAATATCACAGCCTGTTGAGATTCTAATTCTTTGAGTGACAATTCAATATATCGATTGGATAGTTTGTCGTCATCATCAAGATAAGCCACAGCAGTACCTTGTACATAAGGTAAGCCGCGATTCCTTGCCAGTGCTGGACCAGATTTAATTTGATCAGATTCGACTACAGTAATTCTTGAATCCTGTTTGGATAACCATGTGTAATCGTTGCCATCGTCTGGACATACTATGGCCTGCCAATTGGAATTGGTTTGGTCCAATAAAGATTTGATTGCTCGTTGCAACAGATCGGGAGAATGGTACGTGGGGATGATAACGCTGATCATAAGTATATAAGAACTAAATATTTATATCAGAATACACTACCTTAGGACGTTATGCGTTACTAGTGTATGCCCGGCTGCTGGGCAGAGTATTATGGGAGTCGTGCCCCGGAATGGTATTCTAAAGTGAGCATTAATTCTAAACTCCTCTTGCTTTTTGTATTAAATACTGTATAATAATTCAATTACCAAGGAGATATCAATGTCATCACGTATGTTTAGTGGCGAACAAAAAGCCAAACTCACACAAATCATTAACGAAGGTGTAGCAGTATTGCAAGAGATCGAGGATCTTAACGCAGGCCTAAGCGACACAGTTAAAGCTATCGCAGAAGAAATGGAAATCAAACCAGCTATTCTGAAAAAAGCAATTAAGATCGCACAAAAGTCTAAACTAACAGACACTAATGCCGATCATGAAGAATTGAATACAATTCTAGAAACAGTAGGTAAAACACTTTGATTGATACTTTCTTTGGTTGGTTTGGTAGTACTTGGCATTTTGCCAAAGCCGACTATAAAGAATGGCCATTAAGATTTTGCCTTGAATTACTAGCGTGGGCGTTAAGTATTGGTTGTAGCATTGCTATGATGGTTACTGTACCAAACCCACCGTTGGTAATGATGTACCCTGTATGGATTACAGGCTGTGTTATATATTGTTGGGCGGCATGGACTCGCAAGTCGTTTGGCATGATGGCTAATTATTTGCTATTGAGTAGTATTGATACTATTGCTCTTGTGCGAATGTTATTAAACTAGTATAATAGTTGGAGTCGCCGACCTAATCGGCATGTAGAGTAAGTGTAAGCTCAAAGTTACACATATTGGAGAGTAAATGTCATATATTGACGCATTGTTTGACCGCGACAAAGATCGCATTCATGTAGTAGAACGTGTTAACGGAGAACGTGTATTCAAAGACTATCCGGCTAACTATGTATTCTACTATGACGATCCTCGTGGAAAGTTTCGCACTATCTATGACACGCCTGTGTCACGCTTTACCAGTCGCAATGGTAAAGAATTCCACAAAGAACTAAGAGTAAACAGTAACAAACGCTTATGGGAATCGGACATCAATCCCATATTCCGTTGCCTAGAAGAAAACTATCTAGGTGCTACATCACCTAAACTACAAACAGCCTTTTTCGATATTGAGGTCGACTTCGACCCCGAACGTGGCTATTCAAAACCCGAA